AAGCATGCAGTCTCTACATTCTTGTTCTCCACAACCAGGTCTTCGGTTGCCAGAAGTTTAGCAAGTTGCGACTTGATCTCGTGGGAAACAGTCATCGTTGTTTTTTCGTATGGACTCATAATACGACGAAACCCGCATCTTGTGCGGGTTCATGTGCCTCTTCTTAAACTGTCTGAGTGCTTCCTTCCGTGCTCTCATCGCTTGTGGTTTGAGAGTCCGTTTCTTATCCTTCTTGGAGTGGTGCTGCCAGTTCGGGGTTGTCATCGGTAATACCTATGAGACTTTTTTACTGAACCCTTTTACTTTATCAAATTTTATGATATTGTCAAACTTATCCATCAGTTCATCAGTCTTGTGTGAGATGACGAAGACGTTTGCATCGTTCACCACATACTTAATAATCTTTGTGAAATACTCTGTTCCAAATCCATCGAGTGAACTATCAAAGATTTCATCTAGGATCAAGAGATTGGTGCTAGCAGAGTTCTTTCTTTTAGCAATCTCTCGCCAGGTAAAGAGGAGAGACAAGTCAATTCTCATCTTCTCCCCTTCGCTGAATGATTCATAACTAAAATCTTCATGTATCGGGGACTTTACAGTCTCTTTGAAATCTTCGTCCAGAGAGAAGTTAATATAGAAGTCCATCAACTGAAGATACTTGTTGATCTGCTGATTCATAAGAGGCAGATATCTCTTAATAATTTTGGATTTTACTCCTCCATCCTTCATTAAGGAATGTGCAAATTCGTTGTAGACGTTATTCTCTTTTTGTTGGGAGTGTTTAGATTGGAGTTCCTCCAGTTCTGTAACTAATTTTTCTAATGCATGGTGCTCAGTATTTCGGTTCTCAAGTTGTTCGGTAATAGTTTGAATTTCCGTTTCAAGATCTCTTGATCTGTGATGTAATCCTGAAATCCTAGTATTTGCTTTAGAAATTTCATGCGTTAGGTTAGTTGCCTCCTTAGAAAGAACCTTGAATTGGTTTTCTTTTTCCTCTTCAAGTCTGATTGCCTCCTCCAACTCCGTGAACCCCTGTTGGAGTTCCTTTGCTTTTGATGCTGCATCATTAATTCTATTTAATCTAAATGACTCTTCAATGTTCTGGTCACATGTAGGGCATACCGTATTCTCTGCAAAAAATTTATGTTCCTTAGTAATTGTTGATACTTTCTGTTGCAACTTACCACGAAGTGTTCCGAGTTTCTTTAGTTTCTTATCAGAACCTGAAGACACTTCCATCTGGTCTTCAACAGTTTTTAGTTTTTCCCCATGAGATTCAATCTCCTTTACCAGGTCATCTACGTTACCAGCAAACTCTTTAATCTTATTCTTTTTATCCTGGATATTCTTCTTACCAGTCTCCTCTAGATCAGAGATGAATGACTTCTGCATATCAATCTTCTCTTCTACCAGATCCTTACGGATGGTTAATTCACGGATATCATCATTTGAACTACGAATCTTTTCACGTAGGATATTGCTCATGAATGAGAAGATCTTAATGTCCAACAGATCTTCAATAATCTCACGACGATTTGCACCGGAGAGTTGCATGAATGGAACGAAAGATGCACTACCCAGAATCACAATCTGAGTGAATGACTTATAGTTCATCTTCAATACATTCTCTTCCAACCACTTCTGCTGGTCAGCATTTGCTGCTGCCCGATCAAGCATCTCACCATTCTTGTAGATCTCAAAGACATTTGGTTTGATACCACGAATAATTTTCCAATCAGTCACACCCGTAGAGAATTCAATCTCCACAACACATTCTTTCTCGTTCACTGTGTTGACGAGTTGGGGTTTAGTGATCTTACGGAATGGTTTATTGAACAGAACAAACGTCAGGGCATCCAAGATTGTGGATTTGCCTGCCCCATTTGTTCCGACAATCAGACTTGTCTGTGCTTCTGTGAAATCAATCTCAGTCCAGTTATTGCCAGTAGATAAGAGATTACGCCATCTTATCTGTTTGAATAAAATCATTATCTCGTGGTGGGATTACAAAATCATCTTCAGTAATTATAACATACCTATAGTTGTATGCATTACACATCTTTATACATACTTCTTCATCAACTTCTACCACTGACATCTCAGGGTAGTCTTCTGCCTCTAGAAGACCAACATATCGGGTTGCATCATCCTCTTGCTCAAAAAGGTATAGTGCCTTCTCACCATCCTCATCTAATACAGAGTATGCTCCTTCTTCTTCTTTTCCTGATATCGCAAGTAAATACATTACTCCATTTCGCATGCTTCTCGATAAACATCCCGCATCAATTTTTTAACAATGTCTTTGTCTAAATTGAATTCAGAATCGTCAATATATTTATTAAGGAAGGTCAATGTATCTTCGCACTTACCGTCCTCAAAATCTACATCTTCATCATCGATTGAGAAATTTTCAACGACCTTTACATCAGAACAACCAGACTTATGCAACTTATCAATGAACTTTTCAAATGCAAGTTGGTCTGATTTCTTACGGACAATGATCTTTACGATCTTATCTTTCAAGTCTGATGCATCAAACAATTGATACGGTGTATCTTCGTAGTAGAACTTTTCAAAGATTGAGAATGGATTACCAATGAACTCTAGTTCTTGGGTTTCCGTATCGAAGATATGGAATCCTCTTACGTCATTCACATCATTCCAGAACATCTGGTAGGTGTTACCAAGATAAGTGACATTACCCTTGGTCGATTTGTGATGATAGTGACCTGAGAATACCGTATCAAACTTCTTGAACTTACTCGGTTCCAGACCGTGTTCCATTCTCATACCAGGAATCACCTCAAACCCATTCAGTTCAAGGTGACCCATCATGATCTTTGCTTTTGATTTAGTTACTAAGTCAAAAGTTTGTTTCTCGTTGTCTTCACAGATCCATGGTAATAGAAGGATTTTCTTACCACCAATCTTGTATTCCTTTGGTTCGGAAACTCTTACTACATTATTATAGGACTCAAGCAGAGCATCTACAGCATTGATACCAATGGTATTCTTGTAATAGGCATCATGATTACCAACAATATTGTGAACCTTGACACCTAGATCTCTGAACTTATCGTATACATTTTCTTTTGCCCACTGGAGTGACCAAAAATCAACAGACTTACGGCAGTCGAAAGCATCGCCCAAATGGACGCATTCTGTGATACCTCTTTCTTTTAGAGTAGGAAAGAAGATATTATCATAGAATTTTTTGAAGAACTCATGAAATAACTTACTATTCTTTCTCGCACCATAATGTGTATCTGTCAATAATGCAACTTTAGTCATTAGATAATGTTTCTTGCTTTTCCTTTAAATGGTGTGGTAGATGTTCTCTGTCCATCGGTTGAGATTTAGTTAAGTCTCTACGATCTTGGTTCTTGATAACAATAAAAGCATCTTTATTGATTTTACGAGTACCAATAGGTGATTGCCACTTCTTGTTATACTCTTCCCCAACATCAATACCTGAGACTTGAGTTCCTGCCATTTCAACAGAAATTTCATCTCCCTCTTCCCATCCAAATTTTTCAAATAGGACAGCAAGTTCTTTTGTCAGTTTCATGAATAAAGTTTAGACTGGATGTTTTCTTTGATAGTATTATAGTCGGAAGTGCTGTAAATGTCACCATCACTGGAGAACACTTCATCAAATCCTGAACGTTCCACAATCTTAGTGCGGATATCCATTTGACGCTTTTCCTTCTGAATCCTTCTCAGGAATGCATAGTGGATAATCTGTGTGAAGTAAGCAAATGGATTGCTAGACTTTGCTGGATCAAAATTCTTAATGTACTGAACACAGTTTTCAATACCGTCACAGATCATGTCCTCACGGAACATGTAGTTTACAAAGTTTGGTTTGTAAGAAAGGTGCGTAGCAATCTTCAAGAAACACTCACCAAGATAGTTGGTGATACGTGGAAGTGGTTCTCCTGCTTCCTTTGCTCTTTGAACTTTCCCTCGATAAACAATAAGTGCATCTAAGAATTCTTTGTTGTTTACATAATGCTCAGATTTCTTTCTAGACATTTCATGGTTCTCCTAGTGAGTTATGTTCACATTATAGCACATAATGATAGGGCTTGACAAGATCGTAATATCTGTGTAGAATAACTCTGTCAGGGTTCATAGGGATGGCTTAGCTACTTTTATAGAGCTTCTCTAAATTCACTCTTGCATCAGATATAGAGGACAGGAACCCCATATCTTCATTTACTTTTGTTTGATTAGTATCACGATTCTTATCTCTTAGATACTTATTGTAGATACAAAGGATCTGTTCATCTTTAACTTCAGTAATCGTAATTACCTTATCCATATTAACTAATATCATAGAGTCATCACCCATGGATATCCAGGGTTCAACTTTCATAGCATTCACTCCCATATGTTTAATCGTTATAGATTCAAATATTACAGGAGTATCTAGTATAAGTAAAGTTCTATCTTCTTCTTCACAAGGAGTTACTTGTGCAAAGACTTCTTCACCTGATATTAATTTTATTGCTGCATAGAATTCTTCTTTCATTTATTCTTAAGATCGACTGGTATGATTTCATAATTAAATCTTTCTTGATTGTAAATTTTAATTCGTTCAACTAGATGATTTAAAGTATAGTTCTTTCTTTGCTTGTAGACTATTTCATCAGCAATATCGTAAAGAACTGCTTGATTCTTATTATCTCCCTTTCTCAGCACCCTACCAATGGATTGAAGGTTACGAATTCTTGATTTGGATGGTGATGCAAAGATTACGTTATGGAGATTTTTAATATTGATACCTGTACTGAATGTTCCATAAGATGCAACAATGATTGCATCATTTTCCTTTTCAGTAATTTCCCTTACATGTTCTCGTTGTTGAGCGTCTACTCCACCATGAACATAAAATACTTTACGCTTTCCTTTCACAGAATTATTTATTAATTCGTAAAGTGGTTCACCATGTGATTCAACACGACTGAATAGAACAAGACTATTTCCTTTTAAATCTAAAACAAGATTCTTAATAAAGTTATTTCGTCTACCATGTCCAATGATGTATTGCATTTCATCTTCATAAGTTTCAAACTCATGTGGATCATGCTTCATCAATAGAACATGTATCTGTAACTGAGATAGATGACCTTTATCAATAAGTTCTTTTGTTTGAGTGACTTTATATGATGGACCAAACAACCCCTCTAACACCCACTTATGGGTCTGTGTGCCGTCTAATGTTCCAGTGAATCCAAATCTATACTTTGCACTATCCATCTTGGTCATAATGCTTACAAGAGACTTAGACTTAAACAAGTGTGCCTCATCTCCAATGATGACTCCAAAGTCTTTGAAGAATGCCCTAGGTAATTTGTAGATAGATTGCCAAGTGGTAATCGTTACAGGATATTGATTTGTCTTCTCCCTACCAGAATATATCTTATGACAATAGTCTCCAGCATTCCAACCATAGTCTTCAAAGTCTTTAAACATTTGTTCTACCAGAGAAGTAGTAGGAACAACTAAAAGAACTTTATGATCTTTTTCTGCAAAGTATCTCACCACAGAATAAATCATCAATGACTTACCCGATGCAGTTGGTGATATTAACAGTTTACGATTAAACTTAAGTGCATCATATACAGCATCAACCTGATAATCCCTAGGTTTGAACCTAGCAATACGAGTCATGTATTCTTTGACTCCCTCCCTTGAAATCATTTTATTGACTTCAAATGGAGGACCATAGAATTTGTTATCTTCAAACTCTACTTTATAGTCATAGTTTCTTGCCCATGCCATGACCTTATCAAGTAGTCCCACATAGATTTCTCCAGTGTGAGAACTGAATAGGCGTATCTTACCGTCCCAATACTTACTACGGTATTGCGGCATGAACTTTGCACCAGGCACATCAAATGTAAAATGATCCGATAGTTCCTGGATAATATAAGGTTCTGCCTTTATGGTAATAAAAACCTCATTCTTTTTGCGTATAACAAGATCAGTCATAACCTCTAATAAATTTCTGCCACTCAATCGAGTTCTTTATTTGAAAAGTACGATTGTTGATTAACTTAAGGATACTGTCCAAGTAATTCAGCATTACCTGAAAGTAATCTATTTTGTTCAGAACTTTGATGAGGTCTTCATCAGAATCCATATATTTGTCTACATCCTGCCTCAACACTTTATGGTCAAATGGTTTTTCAATATACACCTCGGGGTCTGCCTTACCCGTGTAATACTGCCACTTTTCCTTTTTGATTTGCTTAAACTTGTTCTCTTCTAACTTTTTCATTAGAAGAATATTGTTTAATATCCTGTAGTATTTTGCGTGAAGAGAAGGAATCTTAGTTGATTCCGTATGTAGATTATCTTCGTCTATTTTTGAATCTTCTTCCCATGACAATTGAATTTCATCAAGATTCATACATTACATCATAAAACTGTTATATTATATATGCTATATTTAAAGGTTGCTTCTGCGCTAACGTATTGGATATCAGAGTCAGTTGCATCGAAGTTAATTGTAGATAAACTGATAGGAAATACATCTAAGAAATCAACTCTTGCAACTTCATTGTAATTACTATTGTAAACAAACAGACTTCCATCTGAGTATTCACCTAAAGCATTTCTTGCATCAGTAGATGGATTATATCTATCCTGCTCTTTAAGTGCTGTAAACTCATCAAGACTCTCTGGGAAACCAAGTCCTCTTAACCAGTTATGTACTTCCATATAATTAGTCAGATTCTCATCTACAAAGAATCGAAGTGAGAAGTCTGCATAAGTTAACTTATCACCAGGTACAGGAATGTTCTTCATGTATGTTGGTTGCTCTGCAAATCCAAGGTTGATACCAGGAATCGATGCAGAATTAGAAAAGAAATCTGCTTTGGGTACTTTAGTAATTGTAAATTTAAATCCAACAGGAGACAGATAGTTCCTATTGCTGAGTTGATTATTCCAGGGTTTCATTCTCCTCCTCCATTTCCACCACTTCCATTTCCACCATTTCCATTGCCATTAGAACTGTTATCACCATTAGAGTTACCATTCTTTGGTCCATTTGAATCCTCAGAATCATTATCCTTTTCTAGATAACCTCCACGACCGACATGAAAACCACGAGGCATCTTCTTACACTTCTTATCATCGAAGCAATAGTATTCTCCAGTAGGGCATCTTTTTGTTGCTGCCTCTTCAATAAACCTATCGAAAGATTTCATTCGCCTTATTTATTTACTTATATTTAGACAAAAAAAGGGGACCTTTCGGTCCCCGGTGAAATGTGAATGCCCGTAGGCAAATATCACATGAGGTTTTCGACTCTAACGCGACGATAGTAGCGGTTAGCAGACTGCTTGATGCGTCCAAGTCCTTGTGTGGTT